AAGCACCAAATGGATTTAGAGCGTGGCAAAATGCAACCAAGCGTGGATTTGATTATAGAAAGACACGAAGAGAAAAATTCGGAGAAGATGCTCAAGGTAACTTGGATAACAAAGTTATTTCTAAGATGTGGCAACAGTACCTATGGAGATGATTAAATGAATTGGGAAGATATATTAAAGGTTGGGTTTATTCCAGCAGATGCCGGAGAAAGGCAAATGTTGAATACGGGTGGCGTAAATTGGATGGATGCTTTTGATAAATATGGATTTGATGATGGACATGAAAATAATGGACAAACAGAAGCGATTGCTCAATATTTGAGAAGGTATGATTTAGAAGTTAATGTATTGACAGGAGGACATAATACTTACATTAGGTCAGTATTACAGAAAGAACCACAAAAGGGTGTTGATAATTATAAACAAGGTATAACCCTTACGGGAGAAATACATTTTGGCGTTGGTGGCAGAAGTCCTGAAAGAAAGGATTTTAGTCCTAAATTGTTAGAATTATTAGATAAAAGATATGGCAAATCAACAAAGTCAAGCGGTATTGCGAGGTGATTGATATGATTAACAGAAAGCGTTGTGGCTTGTGCCAACATGAGAATAGGGAGGAATTAGAATCTCTATTAGAAACAGGTCAAGTTACTTGTGATGAGTTAGACCAACAGAATGATTGGAGAAGTGGAACTGCGGCACAACATCAAAGGAATCACATGGGTAATTACGATAAGGCTTCAAATCCCCGTTGTAAGTTATGTACCGACCCAATGAGGAAACACTACGAAGTTGCGCTAAAAGAAGGTAATATCTCAAGTGAGGCTGTTTCTTCTGCCCTAGACATGACAAAAGAACAGGTTCAAAGACATATCAAGCACCACTTGACGCCAATCGTGCAGCAATCCGCAGCCGCTATCATAGCGAAAAAGGATGTCAATGAAGTTGAATTACTATCAAACAATGTTGCTAAGTTAGACCATCGTTTAGAACAAGTCTTTAACGAATTAGGCAACGACCTTGACCCTAAGATGATTGATGCACTAACTAAGTTAGCAAGAGAAATTAGGGAATCTTTGAAGTATCTTATGGAATTCAAAGGAAAACTTATTCACAAGCGACAAGATACAATTATTGTCGCACAAATGCAAATTGTTCAAGAAGTGCTTGCACAGAACAATCCTGAGATTTGGTTAGATATTAAAAAGAAAATGCAGGAGAAATTACAATGAGTTGGGAAATAATTCTAAAACAATTGGCTTGCCCTTTAGCAACAAAAGATTTGAAAGTTAATACTAAAAACAGAGATGCTGCAATTAAAGCAGAACATATTCAATATGGCCCATTAAACTTAGAAGATGAAGAGTATTGGGTTAAAGCAGCAAAGCATTGGAATACTACTCCTGAAGTTGCTAAACAATCTAAGTGTAGTAATTGTGTCGCTTTTGATATTTCACCAAGAATGAAAGATTGTATGCCGTTAGAAGGAGAATTAGGTTATTGTTGGATGCACCACTTTAAGTGTCATAAAGACAGAACTTGTTATACTTGGGCTAAAGGTGGCCCGATTGACGATGATAAAACTTCTAAGGAGAATCAAATGAAAGGTGAAAAGTAATGTCTTGGTTTTCGGTAATTAAAGCACCGAGAGTTACAGGAGAAAAATACGGAATCAAAATAGACGAATATTTTCCTGACTCTATGGAAGAAAGTTACTATGATAATGATGTATATTTGAAAGACGAAATATGGGAACAAATATCTGATTATCCTTCTGATATGAGAATTATAGAAAGGAATCTTGATAAAGGACTAAGCATAGATAAAGCCCTTGAAGATGTATTTACAAAGTATGTGGAGTTAAATGAAAAATTAGATAGTGAAGAGTGGAGTAAAGAAACTATTGAAGAAAAGTTAGGAAGAAAATTAACTCCCGAAGATTATGAAAGAGAGAAAAGTTTTGAAGATGAAATCATAACTAATGCCGCAATAAGTCGGCTAATTATGAATAATGATAGAGCAAAAAAAATATGGGTAAATCTTTTGAAATTACAAGACATGCTACTTAGAAACATGAGGGTTAAAAGGAGGCATTCAGAATGAGTTGGTTTGAGATTCTCAAAATTATAGGCGTTCCTACAAGACGCTTATTTTTATCTATTGTAGTTGTCAATAGAGAAGAATTTGAGAATACTCTTGAAGAACTAAGAAAATTAGAAAAGGTTCCTAGACAACTTCAAGGCGTATTAAACAATGAAAAGTCACATAAAGCCTATTATGATGAAGGTGTCGAGATAGGTGGCAGGGAAGTTACTCTAAGTGAAGAAGAATCTAAAGAAATGTTTGACGAAATGCTACAAATTATAGCAGAAAAAACAGAAAAATTCACTGAAAGACGGTATTATTCTATAAATAAAATTAGGGAACTGATTTCCGAAGCGATGAAAGCAAAAAGTGAAGGAGATAAAGAAAAAGTTTCTGAAATTATTTTAGAAATAACGGAAAATATGAACCCAAAAAGAGAATTTTTGAAAGATTATATTCCAGAGAGAGATAAATTGAACAATTTGAAAGAATTTTTGGACGAAAGAAAGGATTCTGCCTTCATTTCTTTTGAAAATCCGCCTTCAGACAAGAAAATTTTAGAAGAATTTGTAAAATTATTGAATCCCAACGAGCAAAATCCCGTAGCGGAGTTAGATGATGACATAATTTATGTTGAAGTGGAGAATAGAAGTGAATATATCAAAATGCTTCAGCCTATTTTAGAGTTTTACAACGAAAATATCAGAGATTTGAAGCCTGTTTTTGAATTTGGTGGAAAAAAACTAAAAATTGACCCTAATGAACAACAAATTAGGGACTTAAACATACGAGATGCTAAATATGAACTTGTTGGTGACTTTACAGAGAGCGAAGTTTTCAAATATATTGACATAGTTAATACTTTAGCAGGTTCAGTAAGGCTCTGGAAGATTACTAACGACATTTCTTCAAATAATCTTAATGATTTTGCTAACGGTAATGAAGTCCCACAAGAATTGTTCTTAGGAACAGGTGCAAATCAACTTAATTTAAGTCCTTATGCTAGAATCTTGATAGACAATGTATATAATGATGATTGGTTCACACTTTTCTTCCAGCAGTTAAGAAGTAATGCTGTTTTGACTTTTGATGAAGCAGAACTTTTGATGGTTGATGATATTTACAAGACATTAATGGAAAGTGAAGAAAATCAAACTCCATTATACAAAATAAACATTACTCCGTTCAGAAATAATGAAAAAATTAGAAAACTTAGAATGGATAATAAACCAAAAAAGAGAATAAAAGAAGTAATTCGTCAAATTATTTCAAATAATCAAGGCGAGGGTCAATTAGGTGAAGATATTAAGAGAAAACTTCAACTTTCTCAAAGAACACAACTACAATACTTATCGAGATACTTTACAGGTAAAGAAGCCTCTGCTGTAAAGAAAGTATTTGAAGAAATAGACCCTGATATTGAAACTACAATGTATAATTCTTTAGGTGGCAAAACAGAAAATCCTAACGAGGCTATTTATTATGAATTTGAAGTATATGGCGAAGAATTGAATCCATCTAATTTGAATGAAATGCTTGAAGCATACGAATTAACTTTGGATGAAGAGGGTGTTGATACTGAAGGCTTAAAAAGAACATTAGAATCTCTAAATCAAAGGCTCTCTGAAATAAAAAGCAAAAAAACAACAGAAGCCACACCAACAGACCGATTAAAACAATCGAGAAGAATAAAAAGACAAATAGAAGAAACTGAAAAGAAAATAAAAAGAAGAGAAACAGTCGGGCCATTAGATATTTCTGAATTAAGAGAAACAATAGCCAACCCAACTAATTTTTCTGACTTTGTTACATCTATTGCTTCTAAACAAAGTATTAATGACCTTATTTCTCAAGGCATGACTTCAGCCGAATATTTAGAACAAGTTAATCCCAAAAATAGTTTAATCTTCTTGTCTGCGATGTCCGAGAGGGCGGGGAACGATGAAGTGGGAGAAGCATTTAATAAAATAAACGACAACCCAACAAGTGAGGCAAGTCAAAAGGTTCTTGATGAACTTAATGACAAAATGCCACAACTATTAACAGATATGAAGAAACAACTCATAGAAGTATTTCAAAGAAGGTTACAATTCTTTGTTGATAATTACGGGCAAAAGTTTCCAAGACAACAGGTTGGGCCAGCAATACAGGCGTTTGAAAATAATAATCTAATTAAGGAGGTTCAAGAATGAGTTATACAGAAAATGATTTACAAAAACTTACCGAATTACTTGGTGTAAAGCGTAAAGATTATATTGATAACTTGATTGCTAGAGAAGAGAATAGATTGCGAATAGAAGCGCAAAAATCCCCCGATTCTGCTGAAGCATTCAAAAGAATACCATCACAGAAGAAAGAATATCGTAAAAAATTACTTTCTGACTTAAAAGAATATAAACAGGAAAAAGGAAGTGATTTGGGAGAATTAGGTAAATTAACCGAAATTGTGAATATGAATATCACACATGAAGGTGATTTAATTACTGCTGGAACAATTGCCAATACTGAATTAACAGGACAATTAGAAATCCAAAACCCTAATGCTGCAATATTAGACTCAAAAGAATTCAAAGAAATGCTTGCTACGGGAGGAACCGTTGCTAATAATCTAAATAGAATAAAAAGAATATTAGTTGAAAGCACCAGAGAAACAGAACAAAAAGATATTAAATTGGGTCAAAGCATTCAAATCTCTAAGTTTTTAGGTGCAGTTGATACTTCTTCTGCCAAGATTAGAAAGGATGTTTATGATTATTGGAAAGGAATAGCAAATGATTTCCCGAAAGTAATACAAGCCGCTAAAGATTTCTTAGAAGCAATTAAACAATCTAATCTTCCAGATGAAATGAAATCTAAATTTGAAGAAGTGTTTGATATTAATAATTTTGTTAGACTCCAATACATTGTTGAATTCCCTATGGTGGAAAAAAACCTATTAAAGCCAAGGCATCGTTTCTTCAATTTAGTTGCTGCTATGATTTCAGCAGAGAACTTATTTGATAATTTATCTGTTACCGGAGAAAAGGAAGTTCCAAAATCAGAAATAGACCAATCTGAATATGGTGATGTTACAGGTGCTTTGATGGCAGAAATGCTACAAGGAATAAAGGATTCTGAATATGGTGGCACTACTGTAAATCAATGGACAGGAACGGCTGAAATTGACGACCCTAAAATGAAAGAGGCTATGATGGGAGATGACCTTGAATGGGTCAAAGATGTGGATAGTCTTATGTCACAGGCTGACCCTCTAATTATGTATGAAACCGTTAGGAATAAAAAATTAGTTGCTGTAACCAAAGAAGGTTTAACACAATTGACTTCAGACTTAGACCAATTAATTGATGCTATTGAAGATGGACAGTTTAAGGTTTCTTTAGATTATCAAACTGATTTAGAAGAATGGGCAGACCAATTAGAAGATTCTGTTTCATTAGACCAAACAAATGGTTTCTTTTTACCTATTTCTGTTTTAGGAAACAAAGACTTTGATTCGCTTTATGATGAAGATAAATTCCCTGCACCGATTGGTTTTGAGCCAACCGATTTAGCATCTTTAGAAGATATTAAAGAATTCTTTGATGATTTGTATGAATTAATTGTTGAAGATATGGTTACTATGGTAAAAGATATTAGAACCACAAAGGGTCAAAAGAGCCGTGGTACTGATATGAAAACAACCTTTAGAAGCAGAAAACAAAGAAAAAAATTAGATAGAGCCGTTGAAGGTCAATTTGACATAACATTACCGCAAAGAGGCGGAGGAATCAATCAACTGTTTGGTGACGATGTAAAAGGTAAATTAGAAATTTTTATTCAGGAATGTGTTAAATATTACTTTAACCCTGCTTATACCGGACGATTACCTATTCAGACTCCTAATTTTGTAGGTACAGTTGGAGGAAGAGTTATTCAGATTCTTTCTGCTGATATTGGGTTAGATACAGTTATGTCCGGTGCTTATCAAAAAATGACACGAAGTAAAAGACCTGTGAAGGTTAAAGATTTGAAGAGCATCGCTAATTTCCTAGATAATATATTTTTGAAGAGTTTTGAAATAAATACTACTATGATTACTCAAGGAGAAAGGGCGGCTAAGGCTATGTCAAATATCTTTGGTAAAAATACTCTTGAGAGAAATAATAATTATTTTGCTGCTTTGTTGCATCATTTCATGGAAAAGACACAAGATACAGAAAGACAAGATGATGACTTTAATGGTAAATCAATACTTGAAAGAAAGAACGCATTTGATGTTGGTTACAAAAATAGAGAAGCCTATCCTATATTTGCTATGCCTTTCTTCTTAGACATAAATCAAGGAATACTTACCCAAAAGAAAAATTCAAAAGACCAATACAATAGATTAAAGAATATATTTGAAACTGTTCAACCGGATTTATCTGTACTGATTCATAAGATGTTAGAAGCGCATGACGCAGTTAGACAACAAATGGATTTGCCAACAGTGTTTGGTTTCTTCCCTCTTAATCAAATAGGATATGATGCTATCATTGAAAAAATGTATAAAGAAGAAAATGTGGATTTATCTAATTATGAAGTGGAAAATATTATCAAAGCAGTTGATTCTCACGAAAATATTTCCAAAGAATACGGAATCAGTTCTGAACAAGTATATTTAATCAAAGCCCACTTTAGGTGATATTATGACTGATTTATGGTTTGAAGAATTAAAGAAGAAAAAAGACGCATGTTATCATAAAGTGCGTAGTCGCTACAAAAAGTGGCCTTCTGCTTATGCTTCGGGTGCTTTAGTTAGATGTCGTAAAGTCGGTGCGGCTAATTGGGGTAACTCTGTAAAAAAAGGCGGAGATAATTTCAAAAGAGAAAAAGAATCAGGATTACACGGCTGGTTCTCAAGAAGAGGCGGAGGCGGTCAAAAAGGTTGGGTTTCCTGTCAATCATGTGAAGATGATAAAAAAGGAACAAAACCTTGTGGTCGTAAAGATGCTTCTAAAGGAACCAAACAAAGATGTAGGCCAACTTGTGCGGCTTGTAAAACTTATAAAAGGAGGAAAGGGGCATGACATTTAATAGACTACCGGAAAATCTTAAACAAGAAGTTAGAAATATGGTTTATCAACAAGGGATTCCTTTTCAACAAGCCATGCTAATTGTTCAAAAAAAGATAATGCGGCAAAATCAACCAAAAAAAACAAAGAGGCCAAACCCTCCCCTACTTGAGAATGAAGGACGGTTTCGTGCAAGAACAAGAGTAATTACAAAGTGGCAAGAGGTTCTAAAGAAAAAACCTTTCAAGGGCTATAATAAAAAGATTCACGCAAGAACGGGAGGATTAAGTGCTAAAGGTCGTGCTAAGTTTAAGCGTGAACAAGGTTCTAATCTAAAGCCTCCTGTTACTACTAAACCAAGTAAATTAAAGCGAGGAAGTAAAGCGGCTAAAAGGCGTAAATCTTTCTGTGCAAGGTCAAAAGGATTTAAGCGTGATGATGGCACTTATAGTGAAAAAGCGAAAGCAGCAAGAAGAAGGTGGAATTGTTAATGGATTGGAAAAAAGTATTAAAACTTGACAGGATTAAACTTGACAAGGATAAAGCAAGAGCAAAGGAATTAGAAGAACAAAATCCTTTTAATCTCGATGCGGAAGAACGGGCAGAACTCCGTCAAACTAATTCGGCTAAGTTAAGAGCAAAGGAACAAGCACATTTAGATGGGCGAGAAGAAAAAAGAAAAAAGATGGGACTTAGAGGTAATATAAGCCTTCCTAGAGGACAAAGAAAACATAGGGGAGGAAGAGGCCGATTAGGAAACAGAAAATTACTGCCTATTGTGCAAAAGCCAAAACGAAAACCATTTATGGGACATAAAAAACCATATTACAGACAGAAAAATGTTAGAGGCGAAGATGAATGAGTTGGAAAAATATTCTAAAGGCGCAAAGAAGCCTAATTGATTTTGGTCTTGAACCTAAAAGCACTAATCTTGCAGGAATGCAAAGAGATGAACAAATGAATAAAGAGATTGCTGAAATGGAGAAAACTATCAAAGATAAATTCGCTGGCAGAAACATTAGATTTCAACGGATTGATGAAAAAACAGGAAGAAATACTACCCAAGATTTGTCTAAGTATTTACTTGATAGACTTAACCAAGTTAAATCAACACCGTTTCCAGAAAACATAGAAGCATTAAAACAATTCAAAGAAGAATTTTCTAAGCATGTTTGAGGAATAAAAATGCCTAAAGTCGAATCTGCGATATTTTCATACGAAGATATGAAAAGAAGATGGAATCAGGATAATCCTGATAATCCATATTCTCGCAGAGATGAATTACAACAAGGTATTTATGAATTAGATAAATGGCTTATTCGTGTCGATGATGAAGGTAAAACCATAGCAACAATAGGTTGGAAAGAATATCCTTCACATACTGTTGTTGGGGGGCTATTAGCGGCTAATCGTGCTAATCCTCGAAGACCTGAATTTGAAGAAGGTTTAGGAAGAAATGAAAGAGCATTACAGTCTGCGAGAGAACCGCAAATGAATCAATCTAAGCCTTTAGTTGCTGCTTTTGGTGCAAGAGAAGGAAGTCCTGAAGCATGGATTGAAAGGGGAAGAAGTCGAGGATGGGTTTTTTCTCAAGATGAAAACTTTAATCAAGTTAGAGAACTTCTTCCCGAACAAGTTATTAATGAATGGAATAGCGCATATCCTAATGGTAATTGGGCTATACGGCCTATTACTGATGCTGATAGTTTAGCCAAGTGGGTATTTATTGACGACCCTTATCCTGATTGGTTTAATATGCTAAAAAGAGTTAATCTTCACACACTAAAACCTATGAAGTCTTTAGGACAAAGATATAAAGAACATTTACATGATTATAGACAATTGTATAAAAGACATTTAGAATGGTTAGTAAATACTCCTATGACAAACTCCAAGCAAAAAGCGTTGGCTGCTTTTTATCACCAATTAATAACAAACCATGAAAAAAGATTGGCTGACAGTTTAAGACGAAAAGTTTTGAATCATTCCAATGTTGATATAAAAAAATTCTATCCCACTAATAATTTTGATGCTACCGGAGTTAAAGACGAAAGAGGCGAACATCAGACATTTCCAGCAAAAGGACTTGTAGTAGGAAATGCTATTGTTATGTTCACATCACATTATCTTGATGGACATAATAGAAAAGCCAGCAAAACCATTCCAATAACAAGTCAAGTTTATAATACTCTTCTTGCTGCAAAAGGCAGAAATATGTGGGCATATGTAAATGACGACCCTAATGATTATTCTTATGTTCTTGTTGAATATATTACAGGAAATGATAGAATTAATCGTGCGCCAAGAGGACAACCAAGAAGTACACCAAATGCTTTTAGGGGAATGGGTATAGATGCTATGTTAAACTTTTATCATTATACAGAAGGCGGAGGATTACCTAACTTTAGACAAGGAACTCCTGAAACTAACATTGTTCCTATATTTTATAAGAATGAAGAAACAAATAATATAAAACCCGGTCATAGAATTAAAAGGTGATATTCGGTGAATGAATTAGAAGAATTTAATTTTGAACATCGAATGGATATGGAGTTATCTAAAAACTCTTTTCCATATTTTTTTCAAAATGTATTAGGTTTTCATTTTCCTTCGTATATTCAAGAATGGTATGGATTAATGAACTCAACACAAAGAACTGTAATTATTTGTAGTCGTGACCACGGAAAGTCTGTATTTATGCACAGTTGGGTTGTATGGAAATTAATTTTTGAAGAGCCTCCATATCAAATGCTTTATATTTCTTCTAACCAAAAACAGACTTTGGTTCACATGAGAGATATTGACAAAATGTTTCAACACCCTATGTTGAAAAAATTCAAACCTGCAAGGGGTTGGGCTATTGGAAACATTACATTGACAAATGGAAATCAAATTCTTGAAAGGTCGGTTGGTTCACAGATTCGTGGATTACACCCTCAAGAGATTATTATTGACGACCCGCTAAAAGAGTTTAGTATGACGGGTATTCAAAAAGTTACAGATTGGTTTTATGGTGACATGATACCAACACTTCACCACACGGCTTCATTGAGGGTAATAGGCACTCCTTTCAGTTATACCGATATATACCAGCAACTATCGGAAAATCCAGCATATACTGTAAATACTTATCCATGCCTCAATGCCCTCAATGAACCCCTTTGGCCTGAAAGATGGAACTACGAAGCATTAATGGCTCGTAAGGCTGAAGTTGGTTCTTTAATGTTCACAAGAGAATATATGTGTGTTCCTATATCAACAGGAACTTCTCTATTCAATCCTGAATATTTAGATGCAGCCAAGAATAAAGATTTGGTTCTAAAACCTTTAAGAAGAGAAGGTTATAAATATTTTGTTGGGGTAGACCCTGCTATTTCAACTGACGGTGACTATAATGTAATTACTGTTATAGAAATGGATGAAGATGAAAATAAATCTATTGTCTATGTGGATAGGTCAAAGAATGTTCAGTTTAGAGAAAATATACAAAAGGTTAAATTGATAGGACAGTTGTTTAGACCAGAAGTTATTCTTTTTGAAACAAATACATTCGCTAAATCATTTACTCAAGAACTTCGTCAAGTTGCAGATTTGAATGTTCACGACTTTGATACGACAAGAAGAAAGAAACAAGAGATTATTCTTAATTTACAAATGACTTTAGAAAATGGAAAGATTAACTTTCCTTATGGTAATGAAGAGAGTCGAAGAGTTTCAAGCGTATTGATAGAAGAAATGTCAATGTTTGCTATTACTGATAAGGGCAAGTTTGAGGGAATAGGCGCACATGACGATATGGTGATGAGTCTTGCATTAGCCAATGCCGCTACATATCAAGCCTCAGAAACCTTCATACTTCTCGATGATTTGGGGCTATTTGAAGAACAGTCTAATAGTACAAGAATGGGAACTAATCGTTCCATAGGGTTGAATTTTTGAGGTAGTTATATGACAGAACAAGCAGATAAATACCGAGAAGCGGCTTCACAAATGGAAAGATTAGCCGAATTAGATGAAGAAGAAAGTGAAATGAAAGATAGCATTTCAGAAGAGTTAGGAATAGAATTAAAGAATGTTTTTAGCGATTCCCCTATTTTATCTGAACATGAAGAAATAGTAAAACTTTCAGAAACATACGGAATAAATGCTTCTCAAGCAAGAGAACATTTAGGTCAATTTCCTGAACAATATGTTATTCAAGATAAAAATATCCCTGATTTAGTCAAACAGATGAGAAAGGCTAGAAGAAAACTAAAGGGAGATTATCGAACTAGAATGGCGAAAGCAATTGATACTATGATTGATGCTTACTCCGACCATTTGAATAAGTGTATTGATTCTATTACTTGGTTAAGTGATTATAAGGTTCCATTAAAGAAGATGAGATATAACGAAAAAGATTTGCATAAACTTTACAAGATGAAAGATTTAGAGCAAAGAAGAGAAGTAGTGGACTCTTTATGTAAATATTGGGAGGCAGAATTAAATCAAAATAATATGGCCTATGGTAAAGAGTATAGTGATTTATTCAAAGAAATGAGATTAGCAAAGAAAGATTTTAGAAACTGTATTGCTAAAGTTACCGACCAATCAATAACAAAAACAAAAAAACAAAGACAAGAAGATTTTATTATTAAGTCTGTTTGTGAAAATCCGGGAATTAATGCTAAAGGAATACATGAAAGAATGCCGAGTTCTTTATTCAAATGTTCTTCTCCAAGTTCTATTTCTCAGACAATTAAAAAATTAGATATTGTTTCAAGTAATGGTAGTTACTATAAGATGCCCTCTATGATTAAGAAAAATATTTGGGCTTATACTGCCGCATTTATTGACTCTGATGGTTATATCACATTAGACCGTAATATGAATCCAAGAGTCGGTTTAGTAGCGACAGGTTCAAGAGGAAAAGCATTTATGGAAGAAATGCACAAATCAATTGGTTTTGGTCGTATGCACCTAGACCAAAAATCTCCACAAGATACTCGATTAATTAACCGATTAAATTTTTATTCTCAAGCAGATGTTAGTGAATTATTAACTAAGTGCTTGCCTCATTTTAGATTAAAGAAAGGTAATGCTAAGTTATTATTAGAATTAATTCGTATGAAGAAATCATATAAGAAGGCTGATTGGTATAAGAGCCGATGTGATGAAATCTTCAAACTGATGAAGTGGGAGAATCATAAAGACCATGTTGGTTTTGATTGGGCTAAAGAAGGAATATATTTAGATGATATTACTAAACTACAAGATAATTGTAAAATGTCTGTAATGGATTCGTTAGAAAATATTGGCACTGTTCTCAAGCAACAAGAAAGGACTTTTGTAATTACTGAAGTTGATTATGAAACTGATGAATACGACCAAGATGAATTAGACCTGCCTCAACAAATGGCTGTAACTGCAAAAGAATTACTCATTGAAGAAGATGATGATAGAGAGTCCATAGAAGATGAGTTAGTTAATTGGATTAGCGAAACAACCGGCTGGTTAGTTAATGCGTATAGTTATCACGAAGTTAGACCAGATGGGACAAAAATAGATATGGACGGTAGCATAATATGAAGGCTTACTGCGGTAAGTGTTATTGTTTTCAAAATAATTATCCATTTGGTTTTTGTAAAGAATGTTGGATTAAAGCGGGAAAACCCAAACCTATGAGGGAGAATAATGGATTGGACAGAACTTAAAGACGGCATTTTACGGGATGAATTACCTAGAGATAGGAAAAGATATGTCAAGTTTAGTAACCTATCAAATATCAATAAACAGATGGTTATTTATTATTTGAAGCGTGGTTTTGAAAGACCTGAAACAAGACGCAAAGCATTGAAAGGAATATTAGAAGAAATGAGGCGTTCAAGTAACGAAAGATATGATATTGAAGATAGCGGGCAACCGTGACCGAAGCGTTCATAGGCAAGGGTAACATAGGACTAAACTAAGGGGTGTATTGCATGGTTGAGAAAAAGAGAAGATTTTCTTTTACTAACTTGTTTAGGCGACAAACCCCTAAACCTGCGGATAGAACCGTATATAATATGGGTATTCAAGAAAGAGAAAATCGTCATATGATGACAGGCCCACTTCTCTATTCTATAATGAATCAATCTATAATTGGAAGAACCTGTACCACTCAATTAAAACAAGAAGTCTTTAGAAGAGGCTATGTTTGGGAAAAAGCATACGAAGCAAGATGTAATAATTGCGGCAAAGAACACAAAAGACCTGTTCAAGAATGTTCTCGGTGTGGTAGCACTGATTTGAAGAAACCTGATGTTAAACAATTAGAATATGCTGAGAAGTTTATTGAAGGATATGTAAATAAATCAGAGCAATTATTTATTGATGTTTTGCAGGAATTAGAAGATGATTTGAATATTATGGATGATGCTTATATTGTTCTTGTCAAGGAATACTTTATTGACGGTAATCAAAAAATCCGTATGCACAGAATAAAAGAATTATATCGTGGCGACCCTGTAACTATGTTCATCTATACTGATGAATTAGGACAAAGGGGAACTAAAGGATTCACTTGTGTAAATCATAGAGATATGATTCATACTGAACCACATGAAAAGTGTGATATATGCGGGAGTAAATTATACCCTGTTCACTATGTAAATAGAGCAAATGGAAAAGACCAATACTTTTTAGAAGGAGAAGTGTTACATTTCAGTAAATACAGTCCTTCAAGGTTGTATGGGCAATCTCCTGTAATCACTTTATTTAATGCTCTAATGACATTAATTGCTATGGAGAACTATGTTAATTCAGCATATACCAAGAGCAGAATGCCAAGAGGTCTATTGGCCGTACAAACAAGAAATATGGATTCAATGCGTTCTTTTTGGAGAGGCGTAAAAGAAAAAATGGAGGCAGACCCACACTTTATTCCTGTTATGGGAATAGAAGCCGAAGGAGGCAAAGGTGGGGTTGAATGGATTAAGTTTATGGATAGTCTAAAAGAAATGGATTACATATCTGTAAAGGATGATTTGCGAGATAGAATATCAGCATTCTATGGTGTTAGTAAAGTATTCATGGCTGATAACACTACAAGCGGTGGATTAAATAATGAAGGTATGCAAATCCTTGTAACAAATAGAGCCGTACAGAAGGCACAGACTATTTACAATAATTATGTTTTCCCGTTCCTAATAAAGCAATTTGGAATCACTGATTGGGATTTGAAACTTCCTCCAAGCGAAGAAGAGGATGAAATCGCTGTACTTCGTAAAAGAGAAATCGAAGTTAATATTGCTGCATCCACAAAAAATCTTGGATTTGAAATTGATATGGACGAAGATGGAAACTTTACCTTTACTAAGCCGGAACCAAAAGAAGAAGAACAAAAAGAAGAAGGCGAAAAAGCCGAAACAGACCCTTATGCTGGTACTAACATAGACCAAAGTCAATTAGGCCAAATGCAAGAACAGGCATTACAGGGAGGCAAGCCACAGGAAAATCCACCGGCAACTAGAAATAAGCCTTCTATGAATCAAGGGCCGGATAAGCGACTAACAGGATTACCGCTAGATGCCGGAAATCAAAATGTTGATAGAAGAACTGAAAGGAGGGTTGGTTAATGTCTTGGACTAATATATTAAAACTTAAAATAGAAGCATTACAGGGAGAAAGACCTACAAGAAAACCCGAAAGAAGAAAGCGTAAAATCCCAATGGTGGGCGGAAAAGACCCTTCAAAGGTAAAAGAAAATATTGTTTATGGTGGAGATTCATTAGACTATGTTGATGAGGACTACGAAAATAGTTTAGCAGAATCAACAAGAGAACAATTAATAGATGCTTTTATTGAAAAAATAGAAGAATTATCCAAAGAAGAACTTATTAAAGTATTAATCAAAACACAAGGAACGATAAATGTAAAGACTCCAAAGTTTTAAGGTGATATTATGACAGAAGATAACCGACAAAAAGAAATTAGATTGAAAAAGGAATTGGCTCAAGTAAAAGCCATAAATTCAAGCGAAAACGCAAGATTAAGACCAACAAGGGATTTTAGTGTTGGAGTTCCTGCTGATACATCAGTTAAGAAATCTCCAAGTAGTGCTGATATTCCTGATGTAGTGACTCTTCCACCTAAAAGAAGAGGAAAGAAAGAAAATATTCCATTCTGAGGTGATTGAATGTTATTTGACCTATCTAAAGATAAATCTATCAAAAGTGCGCTTTTGAAGGCTAATTTAGATGATTCAACATTAGAATTAGTTAATTCTGATGCAGACATAACTATAATTAAATATTCATTGATGTCCAATATGAATTCTTCTAATATTGTTGAATACAGACGACTTATCGCTAAAGCAGAAAAAGAAGAGGAAAATAGGGCAGCGTATAGAGAAGCAACTCAAAGACAATACAATACTATGATTAGGCTAGTTGCTGAACTAGAAGGTATAT